CAGAACGCTGTTGGCAAGATGTGGCCGCTGATGGGATACGCGCTGAAAGAACGCCTCTCGGTCTGATGCTGGAGCCGTCGCCGGCCTGTGCTGGTGACGGCTAACGCCCCGAGTTCACCGGCTGCGAAGCAGTCCGGTGCAAGGAAAGGTTAGGAGTGAATATGTGGAAACCAATAGTTACTGCGCCAAAAGATGGGAGTTTCGTGCTTATTTGCGACACAGAAGACCCAAGCGAATTAATGATTATTGCAAGATGGCGATTCGGCGCGTGGCGCAGCAAGCCCACACCGTCTGGAAAATCGATTGTTTGGATGGATGCCACTCACTGGATGCCGCTGCCTGAAATGCCTAACGCTGGAGGTAAGCGGAGTGACGACTAGGAGCGAAGCGACGACGACGGCACGTCCGCTTGACCGCAATGTTATGCGCTTGGCTGCACTGTTTTTGCAGCCGGACGGATGCTACGCGGGGTTGCCGGACGTTGATGCATGGCCGGAGCAACGGGATGCCAGACGCTACGCTGGGCCGCTGCCGGTTGTGGCGCACCCGCCCTGCCAGTTGTGGGGCGCGATGGCAAACGTGAATTACGCCAGATGGGGCGGCGACCACAACCGACCGGGCAACGACGGCGGTTGCTTTGCTGCTGCGCTGAAAAGTGTGCGGCGTTTTGGCGGGGTGCTTGAGCACCCGGCGAAAACAAAAGCATGGGCGGCGCACGGACTGGCGCAACCGGCTGGAATTGGCTGGCAAATGACCATCGATGGCGGCTGGGTGTGCGAAGTGTGGCAAAGCGCCTACGGGCACCGAGCTAACAAAGCGACATGGCTTTACTACTACGGCAATAACCCGCCGTTTGAACTGCGTTGGGCGAGACCGAAAGGCACGCACCAGATCGGGTTTCACGACCAGCGGGGGAAGGCAGCGAACAAGCCAACTCTCGGCAAGCGAGAGGCGAACGCCACGCCTTTGGAATTTAGAGACGAACTTCTGCGACTGGCGATGATGGCGCATAACGCAAAGTAGACATCAAATCCGCCGCCTATCCTGCCGTAAGGCGACAAACACGGCGCTATCGACGCTGCAATCTATAAGGAATTGAAATGACCCAGCCGAGACTGAACCTGAACTCAAGCACATACAAAGAGGAACTGGATGCTGCAAATGCAGTTATCCATGAACTACGCCTGCAACTCGCCGCATCACAAGCCCGTGAAGAAGCCTATCGTGCCGAGGTGGTAAAGCTGTCGGGGGAACTCGCCGAAGACAAGGTGATCGAGGCGGAGGAATGACATTCTGTTCCCGCTGCGGCTGCCTGATCGGCAATGACCACCGCCCGCCGGGCGGCTGGCAGATCGAGGACGGCAGCATCATCTGCCATAGCTGCGCAGCCAAAGACTTGCAGCGGATTGCTGCCGAGCTTAAACGCCTCAAGGAATCAGTATGCTATGGATAAGCACATAAACCATTGATAAAACAAGAAACACAGGGAATTTGCTTCTATGAAAAAACCGTTAATTTCGGCGGTTTTTCTAACGCAGTGGGGAGGGTCTTGGCGGGTGGCTTAGAAGCGGTTTATGCGAATCAGAAGCGACCACCAGGCGGCGAGGCAGCGCTGCTGCGCCGATGATTGCCCCGAGGCAGCAAAGCAGAAAATCGAGCAAGGCGGCATCACTCATTTTGCGTTGATCATGTCGGTCTTGCGTTGCGAGCTGAAACTGGTACCGAGGTAATAGCCGGATATTGCACCCAACACCAGGCTGATGATCGACGATACGACCATTGCCTTGATTTCCATTCCCCAGTCCGCGCCGAATATCACTGCGCCGACGACCATGTAGACCAGCGGCAGCATGGATGCCGAGATAATGAACGCCGGCGATTTGAAAACGCTGGCGCCCGCCGTCTGGAATTCCACGTCGGCTTTGCGCGCACCGGCGATGCCACCGCCGCCGGTTTCGCCGGTCAGCGTGTACCACTGCGCCTCGACGGCCTGCGCGTAATTGCTGGCCAGCTCTGGGTCGGACTGGATCGCGGCGACCGCGCCTTCCGCCGTCGGCTGATCTGTCACCGCTTTTGCGATCTCGACCGCGACTTCTGCCGCCTTGGCGTTCTTTTCGGCCTGCTCGCCGTGGCCGAAGAGGCGGATCAGGGCTGGCGCGGCTTGAACCAGCGCAGGAATCGCTGCCGTGATGAAAGGTGCCATGTCGTTTGCTCCGGTTGGGGTGGGGTTGGGGCGGGCTTCGGGAAAGGGCGCGGCGCTCTGGCCGCCTCCCTTCACCATCTTGTCGAGGAAGGAAAGGCAGGTCGCCATTGATTTTGTCGGCTGGCCGTAGGGACTGCCGGGCAAGGATGCCCATTCGCGGTTGCAGCGCTCCAGGGCGGTCGTCCAGTCGCCTTCAAGCACCGCAGGCAGGGCGCGGCGGCGCTCGATCAGGTAGAGCGCGGCCCTGTCCTGGTTGGCGGCGGTGAAATCCGGCAGGTCAAGCGCTTTCTTGCATTCGTCCCAGGTGCGATTGAGGAACTGATACGCGCCCGCTGCCGTCGAGGTGATCGGCTTTCCGCTCAGGGTGCGGGTGATGGCGATGCGCGGGTGGTCTTCCAGCGAATCGACGATGCCACCACCGAAAAGCGTCTGATACCCGGCGCCTTCCGTCCAGCGGATCAGCGCCAGGAAGGCCTGGACGTTCTGATTCTTCAGGGTGACATCGTAGTGCGTCATTTGATGTGGTCCTTTGCCCAGGCGACCACAGCCCACACCGCCGCTGCCATGCTGGCGAGGATCGGGATGAGGATTTTCGAGCCCTTCCACAGCGTGACGAGTTCTTCAAGCGCGGGCCGGATGGCGTCCGATTCAGCCATATGACTCGTCACCTTGCGGTCGATTTCAAGCAACAGCCTGTCTTGCGAATCCATTCGCCGGTGCAAATTTGCGATCAAGTCGTGGTCGGTCATGCTTTATTCCCTTCTCGCCTATGTTGGCGGGATGTTTGAAAAAATCAGCCGGCGGCCATCGTGACCCAGTTCGTGCCGTCGCTGACCAGCTCGGCCCACTTGCCGGCCGTGGCGGCAAGGATCGCCGTGCCGGCGGTTGCAGAAGTGATCGGCGCGACATTGGACGAAGCGGAAACCACCGTATAAGCGGCGATGGTCTTGATCCTCACCCTGCGCCCGACCCAAAGCGAAGCGGTCGGCAGGGTGACTGTGATCGAGGCGCTGCCGTTGCAGATGACCTCGTTCTCGTTCGCCCCGAGCGTAAAGCTGGCAGTCTTCGTCACCGGCGCGACCAGCCCGGTGCCGAGGCCGGTCATACGCCCGATCTCGCGTTCGTCGGTGTAGCTGGTGATCGTCGCCGTTCCGGTGACGACCGAGAACAACCGCCAGTAGTTTGCGGTGTCATTCCAGTTGGTCGTTGCCGTCTGCACATAAACCGCGCCGTCATCTTTCTTGGCCGTGATGTAATTCGTCGTCGAGGCGGTCAGCGTGATGGTGCTATTGGCAATCGTCGTCTGCGTGCCGTCCGATTTCGTGACGTTGCCGCCGAAATAGCCAAACACAAGCCCGGTGGTGGTTGATGGCCTGTTTGCGTAAAGCATGGCCCCGCTGGCGGCGTTGAAAAGCGCATTCGCCTGATGTTCTTGCGAGCCGCTGCCCTGTACGATGGTGTCGAGGTTTGTAGTTGAATCAGCCATTATTTACAAGTCCGGAAATGGGTTTGCGGGAACGGTGTAGGTGCCTGAAAGCGGGTATTTCGCCTCGCCTTCAAACACGCGCCATTCGTCGATCTTGATTGCCTTTGTTTCGTTGTAGGTCACGTTTGCATAGCCGACGCGGAACCCCTTGTCACCGACGAATGAAGCGGGCACATCACGGTTGGTGCCGACCGCCCCCCTGCAGCCGATGTAAATCTTTCCGCCGGATCGCTGAACGAACAAGTGGGCGCGCTCTCCTGCTGCGACCGTTACGCCTGCGACATTGATTTCGAGGCTATAGGCCATGAAGCACATGGGAAGTCCGTCGTATCTGATGACGACGCACAAACCGCCGAGGCCGTCAGACGCAGAACCATAATCAAATACACCCATATATGTTGAAGCCGGCAGCGCATCCGGCTTGATGAAGCATTCAATCGTCCAATACATGGACAAAAGATCAACGGGAGGAATTGACACGTAGCCAATAGCCTGATTCGCTTGCAGGCATTTGCCGCCGAACGCTGATGAGTCTGTGACGGTGACGGCACTACCGACGACGGTGATGTTGTTCTGTGCTTGGTCGGTGATGACCTGGCCGGAATCGGAGAAAGGAACTGTTGGCGGCGTGAAATTGGCCGTATACAGTGCGGTCCCTTTAAATACTTCAAATTCTGAAACAAATCCGGCCATCTGATTTGTTCCTGACGTGCCGAGCGTTCCGATATACACCGTCGTAATCGACGATCCGTCAATGTTGGCAACGGAACTAGACGACCCAGAAGCGGTCCCACCGACATAAATTGTAGTAACACCAGACACCCGGCATACCGCGACATGCGTCCATGTCGTTGCAGAAACACCGACAGAACCTACTAGAACCAAAGGCGTTGCATTCCCTGCAAAAAATCGCGGGTAGCCTGTTGTTGTGTCAATATCAAAAAGGAAGCCGCCGCCCGTCTGGAAGGTGCTGAAAGTGGTAATGATCGACCGCTCATCACTCAGCGAATCAAGCCGAACAAATCCCCGGATAGTAAAATCGCCAGTGCCGAAATAGAAATCAGACGAACTTGGGATAGTTAGATAATCCCCCGTCCCGTCGAAATAAGCAGACGATGTTTTCCCGGTAAGGGAAGGGTATTGCGCTGTGCTGATCTGTGCACTTCCGTTGGCTGTTACGGTCTTTCCGGTTACATCTGTGAACGTCGTCGCCCCATTTGTTCCATCGCAGTGCAGGCCGAGGACGCGCCCCGTCGTCGCCGATGCGTCATCGAAGTGCATCAACGACTTAACGTTTAACAGGGCGAGATTGCCGCAGACTGCCGACCCTGCATACCCTCTTCCGACCGTGGCCGAAAGCTGGTAAACCTTCACATAAATCAGCTTTTGAACGGACCCGAAGTCCGTTACCTGCTGCGCATTGGTGTAAGTTGCAGCGGCAGAGGAAAGCCCGGAGATCGTGCGCTTGAGCGTTGTCCATGTGGAATCCCATATTTCGACTTCATAGGATTCAGACGATTCGCCAAGCGGCGCGGACATGCCTGAGAATGGCTCCACGGGCAGGCGGGTGCGGCGCGTCCAGCCGATGCTCCAGTCACCGGCAGCACTCTTTGCGCCCTTGATGTTCATGGGGGAGCGGCATTCCAGGTTTTCGCCGGCATAGGAAAACGACCGCTCGCTGGCCGCGTCGATATTCTGACGATGCGTCACGGCACGGTAAAGCCGGCTCATGTTGATGTCGGATGACGACACTCCGACAAAGGCCAGCCGCGCTGCATTTAGCAACACCAGCGCATCGCCTGCGACATGCGTAGCGCGGTTGTGTTCGGTGCCGAAGCGGCCGCGCATCAGGTCGGAGAATGTCCACGAACCGTCTGCATTTTCGACCACGGTGCGGGCGCCGACGATTTCCCAGCGGCCATTTGCGCCGATGGCGAAGTGGTTCTGGCCGGCGTAAAGCTGTGCATCGGACACGCTGGCAAGCCCGGCGGCGATGACGAAGCGGGCGGTGATCCGGTTGGCGTGGTCGATGACATCTACCCGCCCGCTCGATGGCGCTGAAGTTACGACGCCGACCAGACTACCGGGCGACTGGATGCCGGCCAGCGACTTCCATGTCGTTCCCTGGTCTGAACTGCCGAACAAGGCGCCGCCTGTCCATCCGTCCCATTCGCGCCCCATTGCGGCGACGAAGCCGGGCTTGTCGGTGGTCGAGCCATAGACGCACGGCAGATCGAGCAGGTCCAGCGTGGTATCGCCGCGATAATCCAACGTCTGCCCGGTGACGTTGCCTTCGACACCGACCGCAGCCGGCGTGTAGATTGCCGTCGACGCCATCTTGGCCGCGCACTCAAGCCTGCCGTCCGGCAGGTACTGGATGCGATTCAGCCGGAAAAGGTAGCTTTGCCCGTTGCCCGTCACCGTCACCACGTCGCCGGGTTCCAGGTATCGGTACTGCGGGCCGAGGACGAAAGACGCATCGTGGCGCTCAAGCCAATAAAGGTAATTCAGCACCTCGGCCGCCCCTGCCGCCTCGTTCGCGTTCATGACGATGGGCAGTTCGACCTTTATGACATTTACCGCATCGGTATTCAGACGCTCGCTCGATTGCTCGGCAAGGTCGTATTCGCGGGTGGCGTCGAGGTAAGTTACCGACACGCGGCGAGGGAGCTGGGTATCCATTTCACGCGACAGCGACAGCCGCACCCGCGCCTTTTCGTTACCCGCCACCGACCCGAGGTCTTCCATCGGGATCGTCGCCACGGAAGACGTGCCACGGCGGCGGAAGGCGATGCCATAGCCGGACTGAACCACATCGAACGGCCAGGCGGCCTGAAGCGGCTCAAGCGCGGCGCGCAGCGCACCGACCGAGGCCAGGCGATAGCCGCGAACCAGGTCGGAATCGAGGTCGCTGGCGTCGATGTCTGCCGATTCGAGCAGGTTGGACAGCAGGCACTCCGTTTCGACGATTTCCGAAAGTGGAATCAGGGCGGGCGATATGGCGTCATTTCTGGAAAGGACAGCAAACCCGCCTGAGTTGGTCAGCAACGCACAAAGCCCATTCGCAGCGGCCATTGCGCCTTTTGTGCCGTCGAATGGCGACGGGGTGGCGGTGGGGTCGAACCATGCCCGGCGCTCATAGGTGACGGTGCCGTCGTCATTGATGCGATAGACATTGAAAGGATTGTCTCCGGCGTTGCTGTAAATGCTGAAGGTCCACAAATATTTCCCGCCGGCTTCGACGCACCACATGATTTCAAAGCCTGGAATCAGTGAGTAAGACACGTGGTTGACCGGCGCAAGATTGTTTATTACCGCCGACTGATCACTGACCAATGTTCCGTCCGCTTCGTAAATTTTTAAGCGCGTGCCGGCTGTAAGCCCGGTATTGTCAATCATCACGTAAAGCCGATTGCTTACCGGGTCGACCGCCGCGCCAAGGAAGTCGTCTGAATCATCGTTGGTGCGCGTGCTGATGATGGTTTCACCGAGGAGCAGGGTTCCTGTTTGGTAAAATGACCCGGTGCCGCGATAGGTGACTACGACATCATTGCCAGCCGGATCGGTCAGCACGCCGACGACGAATAACGTGTATGCCGAATCCAGCGGGTCTTCCCACATGCCGACCGTCTGGTTTCCGCGTGGCGTGACGCGCGCGCCATTCAAGGCAACGGCAAACTGTTCGTCAGGCATGTCGGCGGTGAACACGCCGTTTTCGAGGCGCGGATTGAATGGCCCGAGGCCTGACCCCCAGCCAGGGACAACATCGTTATGGACAGACGTACTCGCCGTGGACGGGACGAGCGTCCCTTGCGCGACCACTTCGACCTTGATCTGAGCCCCGAGCAGGGTGTTTCCAAAATCTTTGAGCGGCAGGTCATAGAAGACGATGTAGGCCAGCCCGCGATAGGCCGGGCAGTTATCGACCCCGAGCGCGGCCTGCATGCGCGGATCGGCAGGCTGATCCGGCCCGCCGTAGTAGAAAGCCATCGTCGTGCCTTCCAGTCCGACAACGGCCGACCCCGAGCGCAGCGGCGATGAAATGCCAAGCGCTTCGGATGTTGCCATCTCGGATGAAATCGTGGTGGCTGAAGCGTCATAGATCAGCTTGCCGCCGATCCAGATGCGCTTGATGCCGTCAATCGGCCCTTGACACAGGCCAAGCGCGAAGGTGCCGAAATACGAATAGGTCGTGACCTCTGCCCCGCCGCCGCCCTTGCCGCCCTGTTCTTCTGTCGCTTCAACCTCTTTCAACTGGTTGTTCTCGATCCAGAAGATGTTGCCGAACAGCGCGGCGGTTCCGTAGAGGCGCGGAATGACGAGGCCGAGCGAGGCGGTTTGTTGCGATAGATCGGAGAGGCGCGGCCCGGTGATGTTCGGTCCTTTGGGCGGGTCGATATAGCCGCCGACCATCATGCCGATCTGCGCGCCGATAATCGGCCCGGCCGGCGTAAAGAAGCCGACAACCGCGCCTAGTACGCCACCGACGATCTGGCCTGGACTACTCATTTTCTACCCCGTTGAACCGATAGACGCGCACGACACGCGAACGCCACGCGGGCGAAAAGTTATGCTCGCAGACCTTGCCGACGGTTTCGTAGGCATGAACGATGGTGTCGCCGGCACAGACGGCAAGATGCTGCGGCGCACCAAGGAAACGCATCAGAATAAGGTCGCCGGCTTGCGGATTGCCGGTGACGCGATGGATGCCCGGCTGCGCATCGAGCATGGATTCGAGCAACCCCCCGGACGGGCGGCGGGCATAGCCGCCGGCATCGCTGTGCTCGACCTCAAGCTGACGGGCGACATGGATCATCAGTCCGGCGCAGTCCAGCCCCTTGCCGGCCTGCCGGCCCTGATGCACGAACGGCGTGCCGAGTGCCGAACGGGCAGCGGCAAGGATGTCATCAACCGTCATTTGGTGCCGATCTGCGCATAGACCGACGAGGTCGGCGCGTCGGGAAAGCCGAAGTGGTTCAGCACATGCCCCTGGTGCACCTTGCAGGCGGCCAGCGTCTTGCGGCAGCCGGGCGTGATGGTGAAGGTGTGACCGACTTCGACCGTGTAATAGGCGGCCTCGTAGGTGACGATGCTGCCGTCCAGTGCGTAGCTGCGGATTTCCAGCGGCTTGAGCCCGACATTCGGCCCCGAGGTGAAGCTGATCGTGCCGACGCCGAAATAGTCTGCCGCTTCGGTACGCGACGAATCGCGGAAACTCGACTGGCTGGTCACATGGGTGATGGCGCCGACTTCGGCGAGCGCGGCCAGGCTGACCGTGCAGCCGGCATCGCCGAAGGTGCGCGAACACGCTGCCTGGTAGGACAAGCCGACCGCCTGCCCAAGCGCATCGACCAGCGCCATTTCCTCGGCTTTCCACACGTCGTCTTCCAGCGTGGTCTTGCCGACGATGCTGGACACGATGGGCTCGTAGTCCTCGACCGGCGCAAGGAAGCTGGTGGCAAAGAGGTAGGCGCGGGCGTTGTCGAAGACGCCCGAGGCGATCTTGTCGCGGGTGATGCCGGCATAGCCGACAAAGCCATCGAGGTCGACCGCCGATGCGGAAAAGGCCGTGGTCGAATCATAGGCAGAAAGGTCGGCGCCCGCCGTCGACAGATAGACCTGGCCGTTGCTCATGGTCAGGTCGAACGGGTAGCGGGTCAGGCGAATGATGGTGCCGTCCGTGCATTCGATGCGCAGGCACTTGACGCCGGTTTCATGCGGGGCGACGGTGGCTTTCATGGGTTGAGGATTTCCACCAGTTGCACCGACTCGACCGGCCGCCAGCCGGGGTAATCCTGGCCAACCGGCAACGTGGAATCGAAGCGCACCGGGAAATCGAACTCGCAGCCAGCATAGACTGTTTCGCCAGTCTGCGGGCGCGTGTTCACGCCGCCGCCCGAGGTATAGGTTGAATAGGCGGTCGTGTTGAGGTCGATGGTAATGTGCGAAAGCGTTACATTTACAACCAGTGCGCGCTTGTTGTTGATTTGCGTCATGCCGCCGACCCCGGTGATCAGGATGCTCTGACCGCCATAAATATTGCCGGACATAGTCGAATATGAGATCACCGCCTGCGTCGCCTGGCTGATGCCGGTGATCGTGGCGCTGCCGTTGGCCGGAAAGCTGATGATGCCGGTGGTGGTATCGACATCCCATGTAGCACTGTACTTTGCCATTTCCACCGTGCCGATGGCGCACTTGACGGTGCCGGCCACCGGCTTCTTGATGACCCTGCACGGGTAGCCCGTGGCGCCTGCGGTTTTGTCGATGCCGTAGAATTTCCTGATCTGGTAGGCGGAACCAAGGGTGACTTGCAGCGTCGCATGGTCGAAGGCCGTGGGCGAGCCCTTGGGACCATTGGTACTCCACTCGTCGAAACAGCGGGCCCGGAAACCGGCGAAGGTGCCGTGGGCGCGCGCATAGACGTTGACCAGCTCGGTCCACAGGCGGTCGCTGTCGAGCATGTAGGAAACGTCGAAGCGGCGCACCGGGTAGGGATGGATAAGGCGCCGGTCTTCACTGCCGCCGGAACTGCGCGTGATTTCGACGGCGAATTCGTCCTGCCAGTTCGAACCGTAGCGGATCAGGTCGGAAATGCGTTCTTCGAGGAAATCAGCCATAGCGGCGCGCTCCGTTTTGCAGCGCCAGCACCGATCGCCCGCCCGAAGCGACCGCGCGCTTGACCTGCGCCGGCTCGGCCTGGCCGTAGAAATTGAGCGTCTGGTGCAGGCTGCCGCCACCGCCGCCCTGCATGTGCACCGGAATGCGCCGGCCATCCGGCAGCGGCACGTAGGCTTCCGGCGTGCGGCCCTCGCCGAACATGGCGAGCTGCGGCGAATTGGCGATGCCACCCATCGCGTATTTGTGCAGCGGCACCGCGCCGGCACTGGTCATGATGCCGCCCTTCTCAAAGCTGAACAGGCCGGACAGCCAGTCCAGCCCCTTGCCAGCCAGCCCGCTGAGATTGCCGGTCTTGTCAAGGTCGCCGAACAGCAGTTTGCCGAGCTGCGCGGCGGCAGCCTGGGCGATCATCTTCTGCAGCGTCTGGGCGAAAGTTTCGGCGATGGACTGGATGCCGCCCTTGGTCGGGTCGATGAAGAAGTCGGCCATCGCGTCCTGCATGTTTTTCGCGGCCTGCTTGGCGAACTCGCCCATTTCGTCGAGTTTCTTGATTGCATCCTCGGCATCGGCCTTTTCCTGCTTTTTGGTGTCGACCTTGATGAGGCTGTCGGAGAGTTTGCCGCGCAGCTCAAGCTCCTGCTCTAGGTAAGCGATTTGCGCTTCCGTCGCGCCGTTTTCCTTGGCGATGGCGATGGCGTCGGCCAGGCGCGCCTGCTCGACGACGCTGATCTGGCTTTCGGTCAGGCCGTAAAGTTCGGCGGCGCGCCCTGCAGTAGCGATCTGCTCAAGCATCGCCTGGTTGCTCTTGACGTTGCCTTCTTCCTGCTTGGCCAGCGCGTCGGCGAATTCCTTTTGCTTGGCGAGTTCCTTTTCGAGGACGGCCAGGCTATCCAGGCGGGCGAAGATGGTATCGCGCTGCGCAGCGGTCGCCTTCAGCGTGCCGGCTTCGAGCTGGTAGCGCACCTTGACTGCCTGCGCTTCGGCGGCGGTCATCTTGTCGGTGCTTTCCGCATCTGCGGACTTCAGCGCGATCTGCTCGTCGAGCGACTGGATCAGGCGCAGGGCTTCGTCAGCCTGTGCCTTGGCGCCGCCGGTTTTGCCCTTGCCGTCGCCGGTAGGGGTACGAACGACTGGCTTCGTTCCGCCCGTCTTTGCTGGCTCGTCAGCTTTGGTTTTGAGCTTGTCGAGCGTGCTGTAGTAGCTTATTTCCTGCTGTAGCCGGCGCAGGCGCTCATCGTCGCCCTTTTCGCCACGGCCGATGCTGAGGCGGTCTTCCAGTTTGCTGGCCTCGACATTCAGCGCAGCAAGGCTTTCGGTTGGCGTCTTGAAGTTGAACGATTTGCCCGCGCCATAGCGCAGGAAGGCATCGAGCAGGCCGTCGCTGTTCTTGATGGCGACCAGCAGTTCATTTGACAACTCGATCAGCGACGGCAGCATCAAGCTGGTGATAGATCGCGCCGCTGCGCCGGATACTACAGAAAGCCGGTCAAGGTTGTCGTTGAATTCGGCGGCCTGTTTTGACAGGTCGGTTCCGATGATCGCGCCAAGCTGTTCGGCCTCCTTGCGCATCTTGGCCAGGCCATCGGAGCCGCCGTTTAGTACCGGCACAAGTTTGGCGCCCGTCTTGCCGAATGTATCGACGGCCAGCGCCGTCTTGCCCGCGCCGTCTTCCAGTTGCGCGAACGAATCGGCAACTTCAGCGAAGACCTGGTCGGCGCTTTTCAGCTTTCCGCTGGAATCCGTGACCTTGACGCCGAGGTCGGCGAACAGCGCGGCGGCTTCCTTGCTGCCGCTGGCCGCTTCCTGCATCTTGACGCTGAGCTTGGTCAGCGCCATCGTCATGTCTTCTGCTTCGATGCCGTTCAGCTTGCCGGCGAAGTTGAGCGCGCTCAGGTCCTCGGCGGAGATGCCGAGGCGTTCGACCGAATCGTTGAGCTTGTCGAGGTCGTCGATGGCCGCCTTGACCGTGGTGCCGACCGAGACCACGCCGAGTAGTCCGGCCAGCCCACCGGCGGCACCGAGGAAGGAGAACGAGTTGCGCAGCCCTTCGGCGGCGCCGGACAGCGACGCCAGCCCGCGCTTGGCCGAATTGATGGCGGCGCCGGTTTCGTCCTTGGCGGTGATGACGATCTGGGTTTTTTCTGCCATTTACGCTACCGTTGCCGCCCAGGCCAGGGCGTCCATTTCCTGTTTTTCGGGTGGCGGCTGCGGGATGTTTTCCCACGGCTGCCACTGCCAGATCAAAAACCACTCGCCGAACTCGGCGGCGGTCATGCTGCGTTCAAGTTCGCCGACCGTCTTGCCGAGCCGGGCGGCCAGGGTGAATAAAAAGCGGCGCTCGGGCGCCGCGCTCAGTTTTTTTCGATGACCTCGGCGTCGAGGCCTGACAAGCGGCGGGCCACGGTGAACAATTCCAGCGCGGCGGTGAAGTTGACCCCGCCGAACGCTTCCCACTCGGCCTCGCCGAGCAGCGGCTGGCCGTCGTCGCCGACCACTGCCACCGCCAGCATCTTGCCGATGTGGGTGTAGCTCTTGCCGTCTTCGCGCAGGTCGGCGAACAGGCCGAGGCGTTCGCCGAGCAGCAGGCCGCGCACGATGACATCGCCGCCAAGCGCCGGCACCGCCACGGTTTCCCGCGGCAGTTCAGGCTTGACCAGGTCGGATCGGTTGAGCGCCATCGCTTAGGACGAGTACGCTTTCGGGCCGCCGAGCGAGGTGAACACCACGCTGGTCTTGATCAGGTCCTGCGCCGACCCGGTAGGCGACAGCGAACAGCCGACATAGCCGTTAAATACGAACTTCTGGCTGTTCGAGAAGCTGAACAGGATGGCGCGCTGCGCCTGGGCGTCGGAGGCTGACTTCAGCGCGACCAGGCCGGCGTCGGACGGGTCCCAGAAGGACTCGAAGTTGTAGGTGCTGGGGTTGCCGAGGCCGGGAATCTGCGTCTTGATCGAGTCGTGGATGGTGGTCGTATCGACGAAATCGAAGTCGCCGCCGCTGGCGTTGATGTTGGTCAGCGTCGCCAGCGTGGTGCCGAAGGTGATTTTCTGCGCGGTGCCGGAAACGAAGGTGGCGTAGTTGGTGGTGTCTTCGCCTTCGAGCGAGAAGCTGTCGGTGGCGACGGCAGACACGCGCATGACGCGGTAATTGAGCTGGTACATGCCCTGGACGGACAGCAGCACGTAGTCGCCGTTGCTGTAGCCGTGGGCCGTTGAAGACACGACACCGGGCGACGCCTTGGTGATCGCGGTGATGGTCTTGGTCGCGGCAAGGGCGGACTGGACTGATACCGCCACATTGCTCCATTTGGTGATGACTGCCATTTCGTTCTCCTAAAGAGGTGTTCCGGGCGTGCCGGTGGCGGTGAGGTAGGTGACAACAAACGTAATTTCGATAAAACCAACGGGCTTTTCTAAGCGCTCTTCAAAATCAGAATCAGTGCTTTTGTATTCGTTGCGGTACGAAAATCCCGCCATTGCCGTTTCAACTTCAGCGGCAATCGTGTCCAAAACGTCGTCGACCGTGGCTGACTGCTTGGCATATCCGGTGACAATAAGATTTAGATGGCGCTCAACAAGGTTCCCGATGGTTCCAGGAACGGCCTCTTCATTCTGCGTTTTGATCAGCAGGCACGGCAGCGATTCCTGCGGCACCATGCGCGACTGGAAGACGCGCGAGCCGGTGGTGGTCAGGCCGGTAAGCAGCGTGGCCGCCGCTTCGCGGATGGTCTGGCGGGCGTGGGCCATTTAGACGGCCTCCAGGCGGCAGCGCGACATGCCGGTGCCGTCGGGCTCGATGATGGTGACGGTGTAGCTGGTGCCGTTGATGACCAGCGTATTGCCGCGCGTGATGCCGGCGCTGGAAGCACAGGTGAACACCGGGCCGCTGCCGGCGATCATGTCGAAACTTTGCGCGTAGGCGGAATCGAAGATGCCGGCCACGGCGACGCCGGACTTCGTGGCGGTGGCCCCGAAGTCGGCGAAGTAAGGCCGGGTATCTTCGACAAAAGCCATCAGATCAGCTTTTTGATGCCTGCAGCGACGACCGCGACGTTCTGCGGGCCGGTGACGATGGTGCCGACGTAGCGGATATAGCCCTTGGTCGACTTGGGGTCGAGCGAGAGAATCTTGACGTCGGCGGTGGTGGTCGATTGCGAGAAGGTGGCGCCGGTGACGTCGGCCCAGCCGGTGGAACCGTCGGCGGAATCCTGAATCTTGCCGTCGAGGGTGCCGGTGCCGGTGCCGTGGCTTTGCACGATGACGATGGGCGTGTCGTAGCCGGAAAGATTGACGGCGGCGCCGGTGACGGTGCTGGCCTGGCTGGCCGATGCCGACAGGGTCATGGCGGTGGCGCCGGGTGCGAAATTAAACTGGCTCATGGGGTTCTTCCTTTTTGGCTTTGCGCTTGGGCGCGGCGGGCGGCGCCGGCACGACATCGCGGGATGCCTTGCCGAGCGCCACCAGTTCGATGGCCAGACCATCGCTGACCTCCACCACACTGCCAACCTCCTGACGAAGGCCGGCAATGCAGAAGGCGCGGGTGACCGTGACCAATGCCACGATCAGGTCACCGATGTGGCCAGGGAGAAGGCACCGCCCTGACGGACACCGATGTCGACCGTCGCCCAGGCGCGCACGCCGGTGATGCCGGCGGCGAAGTTCGCGTAGGGGTTGGTCGCCAGTTCGATGACGCCCCAGTCGGCGATGATCACCTGCGAGAAGTCACCGAACAGCAGGTCGCCGGTCGGCACTTGCAGCGAGGAGGTCGCGCGGAAGCCGCAGACCGTGCCGTCGAGGATGTTGCCCTGCCACAGCGGGGTATCCGTCGAGGTGAAGCGCTGGCGCTGGGCGAGCAGCGAAGCGACGATGGGCGTGGCCAGGTAGGCGCAGTTCTCGGTCAGCGCGTTGCTGGCTGCAATGTCGGTCTGGAACTCGATGACCTTGGCGTAGTCGATGCTGGTGCCGGTGACGGAGCCGACGCCGGCCGTGCCGATGATGCCCTGCGGCTGGCCGGAACCGCCCGAGCCGCTGATCGCGGCGGCGTCGATGGCCAGGGCGATGACTTGCGACAGGTCGTTCATGACCAGTTGCTCGGCATCCGGGCTGGATTGAACCATGAGCTGGCGGGAAACTTCGGTGTAGGCGCCGACGTTCTTCGGCGACAGCGAGAGCTGGCCGATGGTCTGCTGCGATTCGGTGACTGCGGTCGTCTCGTTGGCCAGCCAGTAGGCGGTGGCAGCAGCGGTCTGACGCGGGATCGTCACGTTGCCTTGCAGGCCGGACAGCATGCGGGCGCCGAGCTGGACGACGCGGGCGCGGTTGCGCAGCATCTCGATGAACGAGCCGGCCGCGTTGGTCGTGCCGACCAGGTAGTTGCCGCCCGAAGCGCCGACGGATACGTCGCGTTTCTGGATTTCATACGGCAGGTAGACGCCGCCGCGCTTCGATTCGCCGATCTTGTCGGCGACGGCACGGTGGCATTCCAGCTCGAAGCCGGCCAGACTCTGGGCCTGCTTGTCGGTCGGGTCGGCCAGGGCGCGCATCAGGCGCAGCACGGAGTAGGTCTTTTCTTCCTTCTGCGACAGGCCGATTTCGGAGGCCGGGGCGGACGGGGCGGTGGAAATCTTGTCCAGAATCTTGGACTGGAACTGCTCGACCGACAGGCCATCGCGGACGGCGGCGTGCGCCATGTCCATCGCGCCGTGGGACTTGTACTGCTCGGCCACGGCCAGGATGGCGGCGGCGGTGTTGTTTTCTGACATTTTGGATTTCTCCTGGGGAGGGTTGCAGGCAAGGACTTCCACCATCGGCTCGCCGCCAGGCTCGCTTTCGGTTTCGGGTACTACTTCTTCAGGATCGCCGTCGTCCCCGACGTTGACCGTGATGTTGATCGTCGCGCCGCGCGCTTCGTCGGCGCGGCCGATGGCCGTATTCAGGTCGGCCGGAATGCTGACCATCGAAATTTCGTGCGGGGTCCAGCGCGTCACGCGGTAGGTTTCGGTGCCGTCTGACGCGCGGTTTTCCAGCTTGAGCGCGTCGATCTGGTAGCCGACCGAGACGCAGCGCAGGATGCCGTCGGTGACGAGCTGCCATGCCTCGTCGCCTTCGCCGGACTTGGCGAAGCGCACGGTGGCGCGGCCGATGCGGTCGGCGCCGATGGTCACATCCTCGATGGTGCCGATCAGCTTGGCCGGGTTGTGGTCGCGCAGTAGCGGGCGGGTCGCCAGCAGGCGGGTGAGGTCGATGGCGCCGTCTGAGTGGTCGAGGATTTCGACGCCCCAGAAGCGCTCGTAGGGCGCTTCGGACGAAAAGGCGAGGACGGCGGTGCGCGTCTCGGCGTTGATCGCCTCGCGGCGCTCGATGCTGAACGAGCGGTCAAGGCGGGCCGGCAGGGTGATTTGCTTTTCCATGACTCGCAGTGTGGCGAGGCATGGCGGACATTTTCAGGGGGAAAATGTCCGGCTCACAGGCCGCCGATCAGCAGCAGCGCGACCTCGTCATCGCGCCGCCGCGCGGCAGTTGCCGGCAGGCGCCCAGGCGCGGGTTCCCATTGCGGGAATTTGTACGGTTTCTTGCGCGGGCCGGCGCCGATGGCGATGACCTCGGCGCTGGCCAGCGTCAGATCTGCCGAAATGCTTCCGCCGCCGCCGATGGTCGCCGACATGCTGCCTGGCGCTGCGGGCTGGCGGGCGCCTTCCCAATCGCCCAGCCATTCGCCGGGCCACTGGCCGAGCCACGGGCCGGGCATGTCAGGTGCCGTTCAGGGCGTCGATGGTGCGCGTGCCGGCGGCGTAGGTGCCGTCGATGCGCAGCGTGCTGCCATCCAGCCCGGTAAATTGCGGGTTGCCGCTTTCGAGGCCGGTGGCGCTGCCGGCGGCGTGGGCGGCGAGCAGGCGCATGATTTCCTCGGCGCTGAATCCGGCTTCGACGATCTTTGCCCAGACCACATCGCGGATGCCTTCCGGGGTCAGGTCGCCATAGCCGCGAATGGTCGAGGCGATGTCCATCAGCGCGGTGTTGTTGGCGGTGACGAAGCCGGCTGCGGAGAGCAGCGCGCCCAGCTCGGCGAGGCCAGCGGCGGTGGCCGTGACCGAGCTTGAGCCGGTGATGTCGGCGACCAGCGAGGCCAGCGCCTGGGTGGCGGCGCTGCTGATGCCGCCCGAGGCGGTGAGCGCCGCAGCGATGGAGACGATGAGGCCGATGCTGACAGTGTTCGGGATGTCGCCGGCGCCGCTGATGGTGCCGTCGATGTTGTAGCCGGACTGGCCGGTGGCGGTGCTGGTGCCGGTGCCGACCACCGTATTGCGGGCGGCGATGGCGCCGGCTTTCTGCGGCATCATCCAGGCGGATGGGTGGAGCGAGCCGGAAGGAATGCCGACCAGTTCGGAGGTGATCCCCTCGCCGGCCGTCAGGTTGCGAATCTTGTTGGTGTGCGCGAAATTGCTCTGCAGCGCAGACGGAATGGCGCTCAGGTAGGCGGAGGCACCGAAGTGCTGCACGCCGACGCTGCGCGCCATGTTGCCGTTAGAGCGCAAGGCCATGATCAGCCGCCGTAGCCGTAGTCGAAGTCGATGTTCACCGTGCCGCCGGTGGTGGTGGCGCCGGTCTGGAAGAGCAGGAACTGGATATTCGCGCCGTCCTTGATCTGGCGCATCGATGGCATGGCATTGACCAAATCCATCTTCGAGTAGAGGCCGGTGGCTGGCAGCGGAAGGCACCAAAGCGGTTTGCACAGGCCGATGATGACCGATCCGGAAGCGTGCGCGGTGCCGGCCCAGACCAGCGAGACAATATCCGACACGCCGGTGTCGCCCGCCGCCAGCGGCAGGAACGGGTTGTACTTGTTGGCGGCGGCGCCGGTGTTGAGCAACTGGCCGACGCCCATCGAGGCAGTGCTGGTGAAGGTGGTGGTCGCGCCGGCAGCGCCGCCCTGGTCGAGGTAGTTGATGATGCAGGTCGGCGCGTTGGCACCCATCGCCACGACGCTGGAGGCGACGAACATGCGCAGGCCGACGCCGTTGGCGTAGCGGTCTCCCTTGGAGGCGGTATTGCTGAGCGCCGTCATCGTCACCGTCTTGGTACCGGTGGTGCTGACGTTGGTCGTGGTCAGCGGGACGTAGCCGACCAGGTCGATGGCCATGATGTACCAGGGCGCACCGGCTGCCGCGACGACGCATCCGCCGGCGGTCAGGAAGTGCTTGGTCGCGGTCGAGACATCGCCGCCGGTGTAGATGGTTCCCTGCGCCCAGGTGTCGTCGGTGGGGACGTAGGTTAGGTCGGCGCCGGCGAAGGTCGAGGCGATCGGCCAGCCGTTGTGCGGCGAGAGCAGCGTCCACGCGCCGGCAGTGCCGGCCGAGTTGAGCGTCTTGGTCATCGTGACCGTGTCGCCCTTGCCGTTGACCGTCAGTTGCGTGATGAGGTCGTCTTGTGAGGTCCAGCCCATGATGTGTCCTTTTCAGTTCCAGACGGTTTCGACGAAACCGACGAGCTGAGAGCCGGCAAGCGAGCCTTGCGTGCCTTCAGCGAAGAAGTTGAGTACGGCGCCGTCCTTGATCTGCGGGGCGCCGGCGGCGTTGATGATCGACATGAATTCGTCGGCGGCGCCATAGGCCACGCCGGTGGTAGTGCGGCATTCCTGGGTGACGTAGCCGTTGAACAGCGGCTTGACGATGACCAGGGCCATCAGGCCGCCACCGGCGCCGGTGAAGGTGACGGATTCGATGGATTTGACGCCGGTGTCGCCGCTTTGCAGCGCGAGGTAGGGATTGAACGAGGTGCCGCCACCATCGGCGGAGACGACCTGCCCGCCACCGGCGACGGCGAATGTGGAATGCGCCTGGCTGACGCGGCCGCCGACGCCGTCCTGGTTGGTGTAGGTGAAGGTGAAGGTGCCGATGGTCGAGGCGGCGGATTGCGCGACGGCGATCACCTTGCCCGCCGGATAACGCGGAATGGCCGGCACCAGCGGGTCGTCGGCATTGTTGGTCATCGTCTGCGTTTCGCCGATGGCGTCGGTATCGATGAACGGGTAGTAGAGCAGGTAATCGCAGAGAATCAGGCGCTGGCGGGCGTTGACCGCAGTCGCGGTGTTGGCCGTCATCACGTTGACGGTTTTTAGGTGCTGCGTTTTCGGCGTGACGTCGGGAAAGCGGAAGCCCTTGTCGCGTTCGACGAGGGCGGCGACCGAGGGCGCCGAGGCGTAGAAGTTGGCGGGCGGCGAGCCGGCGAAGTACGAGTAGTCTATCCAGGCTTTGGTCGTGGTCGCAGCCGAGGCCACCGTCTTGCGGAAGGCGGTGAGCCAGCACTGGCCGAGTTCGTCGGCGCGGGCGTATTCGGCGACGTTGGCGAATCCGGACATCAGCAGGCCGCCCCGCCTTTACCGGATACGGTAGCAGAAAGATTGCACGGCTTGCCCGGTTCGGCTAGATGCACCTTCCCGTTAGCCAAGTCAAGAGCTTGCGAAATTGCCACAAGAGCTTCATCGACCGAGGAATACCATTGAGTGTCCCGTCGCCCGTCAGGATGACTTTCCGTGGCGCGTTGATCGTTCCCGTGTGCTTGCATGTTCTGATTACCCTTTCGCTTTTGACCTTGACCTTTGCCCCGCACTCCGCACAGTTGTACAGATACGGGTATTTGTCCAGCCAGCCCATCAGGTTTCGGTGATCACTAAGGCGTTGGCGAGGAACTGCGGCGTGATCGAGGCCGAGGCGCCGATGGTGATCGGGCTGTTGAGCGCGCCGTAGTGCCATACCGCAGTCGCGCCGGATGCCGCAATACCTGTAGACACAGCGGCAAGGGTTGCGCCTGTTGCGCCTGATTGTGGAAACTGCAACAGAGCTGCATTGCTTGTCGATCCACCGGAAGCCGCTGCCCACCCCGTAGAACGCGCAACTGCCTGACCGATGTAGTTTGTATAAGCAACCTCGTTCTCTGCCTGTGAATTCGTTGCAGCCGTCAGAGTCGACGTATGAAGCCTTACATAGACATTGGTTAGCGGCGCGCTGGCCGCGTTGTCGGCGACGTTGGCCCAGGCGGCGGCGCGGTACATCAGGTTGAGGACTTTGTTGCAGGTGTCGGTACTCTTGGGCATGGCTTACTCCTGGGCGTCGGTTTCGATCTGTACGCTGGCGACGATCTCGCCGGCCGCGTTGCGGGTGACTTCGGTAGAGGTGCGGCGATCCGGCAGGCTGGTGATGGCTATTTCAGACTGCGCCGGCATGATGGCGTCGACTTCGACGGTGACTTCCGGGGCGGCGACGTTTGTCGTCGGTGAAAAGGTGATTTGCGGCGCCAGTTGCTCGCGTTCGTGGATTTCATTGACCATATTGATAACCGGCGCTTCCGGCGCGGCGATGTGGTTGTCGACGCGCACATCGGGCGGCGTAACGGTGACCGGCGCGGCGTAGAAGTTATTGACCGGGGCCGGGGCGGCGCGCACCGCATCGCGCTGCAGCTCGGCGCTGCGCACCATCGCGTCGGCGTGGTGCTTGGCGGCGACGACGGCAGGGTCTTCATTGACGTCGGCGGCGATGGGCTGCACCGGGGTCGGACTGCTGTACTCCGGCAGGCCCATTTCGCGGGCGCGGGCGTTTGCGGTGGCCAGCGCTTCCATGATGTCGTCGAGGTCGAGGCCCATCTGGGCGGCGACCTGTTGGGGGCTGTTGAGCCCGGCGCGGATCGCGGCGAGGCTGGCTTCGATGTCTTTCAGCGGGTCAACCCAGCTCCAGCGGCGGCCCTGCCAGGTGTGCGCTTTGAACTTGTAGAGTTTGCCGGCCGGCAGCGCGAAGCCGTTGGGCGCGACGATGGCGCCGTTGAGCAGCGCCGATTCGAGCCAGTCGTTGAAGGTTGGGACCAGATAGGCGCCGACAAACCATTTCTGGATGACCATCCAGTTGTCGCGTTCTTCGAGCGTGCCGCTGCGGATGCTGCTGAAATTGACGCCTTCGAGGTCGTTGGCCAGGGTGTTGTAGGCTACGCCGAGGCCGGACGCGATGCCGCGCAGGCAGGATTTGACAAAGACGTCGTAGTTGGCCGTCGGGTAATCCGGGTTGAATGCCTGGAACTCGTAGCCTTTGGGCAGCACGCCGAAGGTGCCGGGGTCGGCGTCGGTGACGAATTCGCCGGTATCGTCCTGACCATCGGATACCGGCAACGGGTCGCCGTCCGGGCTGGTGAAGAAGCCCATCTTGGCGGCGCCGGTGCGGGCGGCGACCAGCGCGGCTTCCTCGTAGCCGCCGAGCATGTTCAGGCGGGTCATGGCGGTGTGCATCCAGGGCGCGCCTCGGGTCTGCTCGGGACGATCCGGGCGGAACAGGTGGAAAATGTCCGCCGCCGGGACTCGCTCCCGTTTGACGGATGCGGCAGTACCGCCGCGCAAGGTGTCGCCGGGGTGGCGGGTCAGCAAATGGTAGGCGACCGGCTGGCCGACGCTGTCCAGCTCGACGCCCATGCTGATGATGTTGCCGCTGGCAAGTTCGTCGTTGTATTTGGTGTCGAGGCGGTCGATGTCGAGCAGTTGCTGGCGGTAGCCGAAGGGCAGGCGGCGGTCGCGGATGCGCCGGACCAGCGCTTCGCCGTCACGGGCGATGGCGCGCAGCAGCAGGCGCTGCATGTCGGCATAGCTGTAGCTGCCGGTGGTGTCGCACTGGCCGGCAGCGGACCAGCCGGCGAAGGCTTCCTCGACGGCGTTGCGGTCGGTCTGGTCCGGCGTGCGGTCGGGCTTGGCGGCCAGGCTGCGCAGGATGAAGCCGTCGGGGCCGACGACGTTGGTTTCGACCATCTGCAGGAACTTGCGCGCGTAGTCGTTGTTGTTGGCCAGGTCACGCGAGCGGGCGCGCAGCGCTTCGAGGTCCATGCGCAGATCGCTGTTGGCCGAGACGTTGAGCGTCGACCAGCCGCTGGTCAGGCGGTTGAGCTGGGCAGCCGAAAAGCGGCGGGCCTGCGGCGGACGGATGCCGAAAGCCGACCGGATGCGGTCGATTATTTTCACGAATTGAACCTCACCATGACGCGGCGTTTCGGTTTGAGGCCGGCGGCGATGGCGGCGGCATCATCCTGCTTTCTGCACTCGGCGCGCAGGCGGTCGATCTGTTCCCAGATTTCGGCGGCGTTGCGGAATTTCATGCGGCGGCCGGCGATCTCGTATTCCTGGACGTGGCCCTGGTGGTTGGTCAGGTAATCCAGATAGGCGGATTCGAGCGCTTCCAGCGCCTTGCGCTCGATGCTGCGCCCGTCGTAGGTGGTGAGCGCGGCCAGGTTGGGATCGACGGTAATGCGCCCGCTGCCGACGGTGTAGCGCTCGGCGGCCTTGGTGACGGTGGCGATGTAGTCATAATCGCCGGCCAGCCAGTTCGCCGTGGTGGCGGCGGCAACGCTGACCAGATGGTCGGCGCCCGAGGCGCTGGCGGTGATGTCGATCTTGCCGGCGGCGTTGATCAGCCGATAAGCGAGCGACCACCCGGACGAGGCCGGGTAGTCGGCCAGGCTTTTCAGCCAGGTGACGGTGTCGCCCGCCGTGACGGACGACGGTTCAGTGGTCGGGATTCCCATGCGTCGCAGTGTTGCGAAGTACGGCGGACATTTTCAGGGGGAGAATGTCCTAGAGCTTGCCGGTCGCAATCCGAAAAATCTGCTTTGTCGACAGCCCGAACTGGTGCGCCAGCGCCGAGGCGTTGCGGCCGGTCCAGGCGGCGCGGATGGCGTGGTCGCGCTCGCGGCGCATCGCCGGCCCGGCTTTTGACACGTATAGGCGCAGCGTTTCGCCGGCGTACATTTCATGCAGCACGGTTTCGATGGTTCCGGCCAGCTCGTCGCGCACCGTCTGCATGACGGCGGCTTCTACCTTGGCGGCGATGCGCGGGGCGCAGGCAATGGCCAGGTTGCGGATGATAAAGTTGCTCATTTCCAGCCTTTCACGAATCCACCGGGGCGGATGGGTTTTTGGACGAATGGGGTTTTTGCGGCGGTGGTTTCGGGAAGTTTTTCCGGGTCGACCGCAACGGCCGCGCGGGACTTTAGGTCAATGCCCGACAGGCGCAGCGCGGCAAGCGCGTATTTCCAGCAGTCCAGCGCCTCATTGCGCGGGCGGGTCTGCACCCATTCGGCGTAGGGGCGGGTGCCGCGCATCTTGGTGACGAGTTTTTCGGCGGTGAGCTGGGCGAAGTATTCGTCGTCGAAGCCGGCGGCGCTGGGGAAATGGATGTAGGCGGGGCCGGGCTGGGTGATTTTCAGGCGCGAATAGATCAGCGCCTTGGCCTGGTCGTCGCCGACCAGATGGACGGTGATGCCTTTCTTGCGCTGGCGGCGCAGGCGGAGGCGACGAGATTTCTCGTCTTCGACAATCGGCACGCCGGGGCCGGCGCGGCCCTTGACGGCGAGCGCCCAGCGCCGTTTTTCGACGAAGGCATAGACCATGCTGGTGTTGTAGCCGGAGTCGACGGCCACGACTTCCGGCGCCCAATGGCTAAGTTCTTCGTCGAGGCGCAGCCAGACTTCCGGCTGGGCGGTGTCGCCGGGGACGATCAGGTGGTCCATCGTCCAGGCTTCCTCGCCGTGGCCCCAGTCGATGATCGTGACTTCGAGGCGGTCTTTCTGCACGTCGACGCCGGCGGTGCGCGCCAGGGCTTTCGGCTTTTCTTCGTATTCTTCGAGGCGGGCGAGGAGGCCGGTGGGTTCGACGTGGTCGCCCTGTTCTTCCCAGCATTCGCCGAGGTGGGTATTGACGAAGGTGCGCAGGGTGCCAGGCGACTTGACGGCGCTGCCCCATTCCCTGACCAGATCGGACCACGACGGACCGAGGCCGATGGGCGCGTAGAGGGCGCTGATGTGGTAGCCGCGCGTGCTGCGCTCCGGGTATGCGGCGATCCAGCGGCCGGCGGCGAGCATGGCCGGCTTGTGGTGCTCGTAGATTTCGCCGTGGCAATGGCTGCAGACGTAGAAGGCTTCGAGCCGTTCGCCTTCGCCGCGCCATTTGATGCCGTGCGCCGCCTCGCTGCCGCCCCATTCCAGCGGCTGGAATTCGCCGCAATGGTGGCACGGCACGAAGTAGCGGCGCTGGTCCGATTCGGCGTGGCCGCGTTCGATCAGGCTTTCGCCCTTGACGGTGGGCGTCGAGATGAATAACCGCTTGGCGCGGGCGAAGGCTTTGGTGCGGCCCTTGGCCAGTGATACCGGGTCGCCTTCCTCGCCGACTTCGCCGGGGAAGCGGTCGAGGTCGTCCATGATCAGGTAGCGGACGCTGCGCTGGGCGTAGGAGTTGGGCGAGTTTCCGCCGGCCAGGAACAGCACGCCGCCTGGGAAGTCGATCATGTCCTTGCTGTTGGCCGAATCGCGCGAGCGCTGGCCGCCGAGCAGATCGCGGATGACCGGCGTTTCGAGCAGCAGCGGGTTGAGCTTCTGCGCCTTCCAGGCATCGCGGCTATCGAGCGTCGGCATCAGCACCATCACCGGCGCCGGTGCGTGGTCGAAGGTGTAGCCGAGGAAATTGACAGTGGCCTCGGTGACACCAACCTGCGACGACTTCATGACCCAGATGTCGGTGACGCGCGAACTGGCCGACAGGCAATCCATGATTTCGCGCAGGATCGGGTTGCGCGAAGTCCGCCAGCGCCCGCGCTCGCCTGCCTGCTTGCCTGAGAGGACGCGGTGGTCGTCCGCCCACTGGCTGACGGTGAGCGCGCGCCGGGGCGCCAGCGCGGCGGCCAGCGTGGTCAGGCAGTAGGGGATGGCGTGGGGGAGTTGGCGCATTATCCGGGGCGCGCCATCTGTTCGCGCTGCCGTTCAATCGCAACCCCGATGTCGTGCAGCACATTGCGGCAGGCTTCGGTCAGCAGGGCGTGGGTTTCGTTGAGGTCGGTCACGGCGCACAGGATCGGGGCTGTCTGGTCTGGAAAAACATCCATCGCGGCGCGGACGCTGGCGCCGAGAAACTTCATGGCGGCGTCGACGTCCTCGCGGGCGATCAGATTGCCGGCCATTTGTGCGGCTTTCATTTCTTCTTGGTCGGCCTGCGCCGATTCCTTGCGCGTCTTGGCATCGACCAGGCACTCGGGGTCGTGGCTTTCAGAATCGCGTTTTGGCGCGTTTTCCGGCGTTGACCGTGGCGTTGTATTACCCTGCGCCTCGTTCGGGCCACGGCGGCGCGCAGCGGCATGGCGGCGGGCCACGTCGAAGCGCCCGGCTTGCGTGGCTTCTATCAACGCCACAGACTCGGCGACCTTGACCAGCGCGCCGCGCCCTTCGCCTTCGGTGACGACGCGCCCAGCCTTGACCAGCGCGGTGATGTAGGACGGGGCGAGACCGAGGAAGCGGGCGAAGTCGCCCTTCTTCATCGTGGGCGGGAGGGTAGTTTCGCTCACGCCTTGGACTCGAACATCTTTCCGGCCGGCCTGCATGGGCCGGATGGTTTGCGGGCGGTGGCGCAGGTAAGCTGGTGGCCATGCACCAGATCGCGGGCCTGCGGGTTCTTGCACACCCATTCGCGGCCGGGGCAATAGGCATGGATGCAGTCGCGGCAAATCTTGAGTTCTTCTGACATCGCTTTTTTATCCTTTGGCGGTAAATGAAAGAGAGGGCGCGCGCGATGCGAACAGCGAACGCCCGCCGAACGGGTGGGCGAACACCCGCAAACCCGCACCAGTACAGGCAGCGAACGGGCGAACGGGTGTACTCGTGTACACGTGAGGAATTTGCGCACGCGATGGTGCGCGGCCTGTATTTGCGTTCACGTGCACGTATGCGCGGGAAAGCCCGTTCGCCCGTTCGGTTGCCCTATTCATGCGGGTTTTCGCCCGTTCGGCGTGGCGTTCGCGTGGTGTTCGGCGTTCGCTCATTGATGACCCCCGAGCGCATGGTGGAACTCGAAAAAACAGGTGGTCAGCCATTGAGCGTCGGTTTCGTCGTCCTTTTTGCGCCTGTCCGGCTCGCCAGGGATGCGCGCGGCGGACTCCATGACGGCTGCACTAGGAAGGATGAAGCGCCAGCGGAATGGTTTGCCGATGCAGTTCATGTCGTCGTAGCGGTCTTTCAAGCCCTTCCACCAGCCCTGCAGCTTGGCAATCTCGCCGCCGAACTGGTTTGACTCGCGCGGGTTGCGCACGCCGGCATCGCGGCACCAGCGCATGTAGGCGGCGTAAAGGTCGGACGATCCGCACGGGCAAACCGGAAGCCGCCGTTTGTCGAAGTAGATGTCTCCACCTAGCCATTCTTCGACAAAGCGCATGACGTTTCCGGCGCCGACGGCCATCAGGTCGCGCTTGGCTTGCGTTTCTGGCGGCTTGGTGTGTTCGTCGAAGTCGCCGAGGTCGAGGTCGATCAGGTGCTGGTGCAGCGCCGGAATGCCGCCGGCGTTGATCTCGTCGCGGATGTCCTGGTAGAAGTCGCCGGAGAGCTTGGCCGGGGTCCAGATGACAAAGTGGCGGCGGTCGTCCTGTTCGAGCGGCAATGGCTGGATTTCGTTGGACAGATAGACGACGTTGCAGTGGTTGCGCTCGTCGTGCGCGGCGACGTTCTTTGGGTTGATGCGTATCCATTCGCCCGTAACGAATGATTTCAGCTTGTTCTTGACGTGGTAAAGCTCTTGCCGCGCGACGACTTCGTCGGCGATCAGGAACAGCTTGCGGCTGGCCCAGTCGTTGAACTTGTCTTCGATCTCGGCCTGGCCGACGATGCGGCCGTATTCGCCATAGATCGCCATAATGGACTCGAAAAATAGGTTCTTGCCGGTGCCCTGCGGGCCGTGGAAGATGAGCGCGGTGCGCATCTTGGCGCCGGGGTGCTGCATCGGGTAGGCAAGCCAGCGCAGCACCCAGGTATAGAGGTCGCCGGCGTTCTGCTCGCCGCTGCACAGGTATTGCAGCAATTCCAGCAGGCGGTCGCACTTGCCGGCCTTCGGCTCGGTCGGCCAGCCGCCCCACAAGTTGCAGCGGATGGCCTTGTCAGTTCCAGCCGGGTCGAAGCCCACCTCGGACAGACGCACGACCTGGCGATCTTCGCGCAGCTTCCATTCGCGCCAGCCGTGGTCGGGGATGATGTCGAGCACGTCGGTCTTCGGGACCAGCAAATGCTCTTGATGATCGAACAGTGTGCCCTTGCCGCCGTAGATCAGCGCAAAGCGCTCGGTCGCCTCGCCCACACTGAGCAGCGAGACGAGGGTTTTCTTCTGTGGCGGCTCCCCCTGCCCCCCGTCGTGGATTTCCCGCGCGGCGGGAACGCTAAAACCAAGGCGGTCCAGGGCGGCGGTCAGTTGATTGCGGACGACGTGGATGCCTTCGATGGCGTGCAGGTCGTTGAAATCGGTCGGGCCTTTCTTGGTGGTACTACGTTCTTCTGTGAATTCGGGTATGAAGTAGGCGGCGCCGTGCGCTGTAGCTGCCAGGCGCGCGGCTTCGACGCCGGGATTGCCGGGCGTCAGGTAGTCGTCGTCGGCACAGATCAGGATTTTGCTGCTGCGGTAGGTCTTGGCCAAGGCGGCAACGACCGGCATCAGCGAGCCGGCATCGAAGGCGACGGCGACCGGCAGGCCGCTGGCTTCGTGCAACGTGGCGGCGGTGGCGTAACCCTCGGCGACCAGCACCAGGCCGCGCGGGATGCCGCCGATCAGGTGGTAGGCGCCGACCTTGTCCATGCCGGCCGGCCAGTATTGCTTTTCCAGCTTGCTGCCGCGATCCTTGCCGCGAATGATCTGCAGGCCGACGATGCGGCCGTCGCGCTGCATGGGGACGGCGAGCGTGCCGTTGCCGGATGGCGAGTAGCGCAGGCCGTAGCCCTGCACGCCCTTGCGCTTGAGGTAGTCTGATTCGCCGGTCGGAACGTATTTGCGCCAGGCGGCGTCGGCCTGGTCGGCGGCCTTCTTGGCTTCGGATGCGCGGATGGCCTTGACGCGCTTCATCTGCGCGTCGTGGCGCAGCTTGATGGCCTCGCGCTCGGCAGGTGTCAAGGCCGGGGCGCCGCTGCGGTTGAGCTTGACGGCCTGTTTGCCGTTGTCGTTGCCGTGATAGATGCCCCAGGCGCCGGTGATGTAGCGCTGGCGCTGGCCGTTGGCGTCGTCCAGCTCGATGTCGTTGAGCCAGAACCAGCCGCGCCGCTCGCGGTCGCCACCGTCAATGAAGCAGCGCACCGGGCGCGGGGTGTCGATCTGCAGCCCGTCGCGCAGGATCAGCCCGCCGGAGGTGAGCTGGTCGAGGACGTCGTCGTAGTTGGCCCAGGTCATCTGTTGCGCTCCATGACCAGTTTGATCGCACGCTCGACTTCGACCACCAGGTCGCGGTCGACCTTGTCCATCACCCGTTTGCTGATCTTCTTGCTGCTGAACATCTGCGAGAAGCCGATCACCTGGACCGGCTTGATCGGCAGGCGTTCCTTGCCTTCGCGGATGAAAACGGTGCGGCCACGGTTGGCGATGAATGCCCCGCGAATCTGCTTGATGCCGCTGCCGCGTTTGATCTGAAACCCGAGTTGGCGCCCGAGAGTTGCCAGGTCTTTCTTCTTGACCCCGACGGCGCTACGGGTCTTGACCGCCACGCCTGCCGACTGCAATGCCGCAAGGAAATGAATCATGTTCGCCGACCGGCCGCGCTTTTTCTTCGATCCAAAGATGTCGATGACGGCCTCTGTGTTTCCCTTGTTGGCCTTGCGCAACGACATGGAGTTCCTGACCTCGTCCGCCTTGACCAGGTATTCATCACGGATCGCGCGATTAACTTCCGCCTGTGCCTTGGCGGCGGTCTTGTTGATCGCCGCCGCCAGCACCTGGTCCTTGATGCCCGCCTGCACACCTGACAGCTTTTTCTGTACGGCGTCGAAACCGCGAACGTCCACGCTGATCTTCATTTCGTCGCCCAATCTGCACATCGTTGCGCGGCGACGCGGTACTTATGGCAAGCGCGTTGCTTGTGGCCACCGTCTGGAGAGATCAGCTTGAGGAACAAGTGGCGGCAGCCATCGCAGTTCGCCGCCCGCGCCAGTTCATCGCCGCGCACACCATGCCCCGCAATGTCACGCGGCCGGCTGCCAACTTCCAGACCTGCCTCGGCAGCGTAAAAACGCCCCTCGCCCGCCAGCCCGCCCTTGATTGATTTATTGATCATCTCCACCCCGAATGCCGTTCTTAGTTCGTCAATCCATGCCGCCGTCTGCGGCATTGCCTCACGGAGCCCGCCCGATTTCACTATGCTGAAAACTCACACCCTGGAGCTATTCCGCGCCGTTTCGTACCA